GGTCTTTAGGACAAAGAGCTTCGTTTACTTTAATTTTACCTGGAGTTACAGTACGTTGAGTAAAGGTAGTAGAACCAGAAGCATTAAAGCCACAAGAAGCACCATCTTGGAAGATAGCGTCAGTTTCCATAATGTTGATTTTTTCGCTTGACTTTACGCCAACCATAACGTTACCTGCGCTCTTAATAAGAGAAGCAGTTTTTGCACCCAATACAGATGAAGTTACAAGTAGAGCTTCGTTTTCTTTTGTATAGTTTGCTAATGCAGATACATCAAATCCCATTTTATTTTATTTTTATTTGTTTAATAAAGCGTTTCTAAATTTTTCAATTCTATCGTACTTCATAGAGTGAGTTGTTACGTTAGAACCAAAGTTGTTTTTTGGCTGCGCAATAGGTTCAGCGTTAGGTGTCTTAGTAAGTGCTTCTATAAGTTCAGCTACTTGACTAAAACCATTCTTAACTTTTGCCTCTAATTGTGCTACTTGTGTTTTAAGATTTTCGTTTTCAGCTACTAAGCTCGAAATTTCGTCAGCCATTTTCTCATCATACTTCTTACCCATTTCAGCAGGAGTTTCGTCAGCGATTTCCGCTTCTGCTTCTGGGGTTTCAATAGATAAGATTTTAGCGGCTTCGTCTAATACGATTTCAGTGCCGTCAGCTAATTGGTGTTCACCACTTGGAGCAGGTGTTCCGTCTGCTAGGGTAACTTGACCACCGATAGCAAGTTCGCTAATCATAACCTTTGTTCCATCCATAAGGCTATATTCTGCGAATGTAACAGGTACTTCTTCGATAGGTGCAGGGGCAGGAGCAGGTGCTTCTACTTGTGGCATATCTTCGAACAAAGCCCTAATTTGCATAATTGCATCTTTTGCGTTCATCATTCTTTTTGTTTAAATATTAATAAAAGATTTAGTTTATCATTTAACCCGTTGCAATATTTCCTTTATTGCATTCATAAGTTCTTGTTCTTTGCTTGGCTTAGTCTTGTAAGTAAATAAACCCTCTACGCTAAACCCTTTAAATTTGCCCTCTTTAACGTCGTTCCAAACACCCTCATTGTCTACCTTAAAGCTACCGAACCAGCTTCCATCAGGAGCATCTTCAAAGCCCTTCATTGGTAATATACCCCTGCTCTCGTCTGTAATAAAGCTCTCAAACATAGTAACACCTTCTACCTGTGCATCAGGAGAGTGCATTAAGTTTACGTTTGATTGGTAGCCTTTTTTGAAAAACTTTTGAGCAATCTTAAAAATAGTATCCTTAGAGAACACCACATAATAATCCCCGTAAGTAGCATCGCTGCGAAAAATAGGTACGTCAGCAAGCATAAGAGGTCCAGAAATAATGCGCTTATCTTCGCTAACCACTTCAAAGCGTTGTTGATTTTTAAAGGCATTCCAATTCTTTTGTATAGCCGGTCTATCAACTAATGCAACGTAATCTACTTCTGCATCGTCATTCATATCCTCGCTAATGTCTAATAAATAAACAGGTAAGTCCATATCTTTAAATATTAAGTGTTTTAAATTGTTATCATTTAACCGAACCTTGCCCTTTGTCTTATAGCAGCGATACGTTGTTGGTTACTTGTTACATCGTTTTCTACAACGTAAGCTCTAACGGCTTGGTTTCCTATTGCGTTAATAGTCTGGTTATCTAAGGTAGTTGTTTGTGCTTGTGGTTGTGGGGGTGCTATTGGGGCTGCTGCATTAAAGCTTGGAACACTTGGGCTGCCACCTGCTGCACCGGGAACTTTAACCGATACTATGTTTCTAACCGCAGCAAATCCAGCAGCACCTACCGCAGCGGCAGATATAAAATTAAAAGGTGGTGGCGCAGAACTTAAAGCATTGGTAATACCTTTGTAAGTGTTGATAATAGAAGCAGCAATAGCTAAGGCTTTACCCGCAACTGTTTCCTTACCTGCAATCATTGATAAGTTTGTAATAGCAGAAACTGTGGCATCTAGTGCAGCTATTTTTGCATCTGCTTCCTCTTTTGCAATTTTAGCTTTTGCGTCTTTTGCTAACCTATCATTTTTTATAGATAATTGTACTAATTCAAATTCTTTATTTGCATAATCTTCTGCATCTTTTGCACCTTGTTCAAGCAATTCTTTATCCAAAGCATCTTGCTCAGCTTTTTCTTTTGCTCTTTGTGCATTTAAAATATCAATAGCTTTTATCCTGTCAAAAAAGAATTTAACCTCTGCGTCTTTACGTCTTTGATTTTCTTCCTCTATATCTTTTGCTATTTTTTCCCTTGCTTGTTTTGCTTTATTAGCTTCCTCTGCTCTTTTCTTTGCTTCTTCATCTCTTGCTTTTTGTGCATCATTTGCTCTTTCTTTATCAGCAGCAGCTAGTTCTCTATTTAACCTTTTACCTAATGCAGCAGTATTTGCCCCGTCTTCTTTTATTGCTTCGGCATACCTATTCTTAGCTTCAATTTTTTTCTTTGTGTATTGGTCTACTTGGTCGCCATGTTCCTTCATGAACTTTTCATTGACCTTCAAAGTTTCGGCAGCATCTTTTTTTAACTTATCTAATGCCCTTGTTGCATCTGATGTAACACCTACAAAGTCTGTAACCTTATCGATAATTTCACCAAAGAATTTACCTACTTGAACAAGTCCTGGAAATAAATTTAAAATAGCTTTTTTAACAGCTTCGAAATTTGCTACTAATAAACCAATACCAACAACTAATGCTCCATAACCTGTTGCTATAATTGCGCCTCTTAATGTAGTAAAAGAAGTCACTACATTTGTTCTTATGATTGTTGCAAGTCGTTGGAAGTCTTTTGCAGAATCAGTAATAGCAGACAAGCCCTGTGATAAAGCTAACGCAGATTGTACTTTTAACAAGGACTTTTCTAACTCCTTGCTTTCTGAACCTACTATACCAAGCGCACCCTGTACGGCAGTAAAGCCACCTGCTACTGCGTTAATTGCTCCGGCAAATACTTGAAACTTCTTTCCCGGATCGAACAAGTCGGCAGTTTCTCTCGCTTCACTTATCCTATCTTTTAACTCAGCTACTTTTTTTGCTGCTGCAATTGCTTCGTCTGAGTAATCGCCAAAATTTTTCTGTGCAGTAATTAACTCGGCATTGGCTTCTCTTAATGCTTTTTTAACATTACCTATTGATTCAACTGCGTTGCCTTGTATGTTAAAATTTATACCTATGTTCTCTTGTGTCATTAGTATTTTGTTTCTATTACTTTAAGAAATGATAGTTTAGTAGTATTGTATTCCATAGGGTTAAAGTTCTCAACTTTGTTGAGCCTAAATAATACTCCGTCTATATATACATACTTACTAAAATCTAAGTTAAAAATGTCTATTATATCCAATAAGCCATAACAGGTTAATAGTTTACTGTATTCACTTGTTATCTCAGCTATGTAAGGACTATGATAAGCGTTAAATACGTTTACCTCTGGATATCTGTTAGGACTAAATTGTATTTCACTTGGTGCGCCAAAGTTTATATCATTCTGTGGGTTAATAGGGTCATCTAAATGTCCAGCATATCCATAGCTTGTATAAGAACCTAAAACAGTTGCGCCATTCATTATGTTCCAACTACTAACTTCTGTTATTTTTTTAACCTGCATAATTCTTATTATGCTATCCATTCTGTCCTCTGCGTTATTCGTGTTGGACTTCTTATAGATTGCCGGGAACACTTTGTCTTGTCCTGTTGCTTGGTATAAAGTAGATGCCGCAAATATTACTTCTAAGGTATCCGTTTCTTTTACAAAGTCAAACTTTGTATCATGAATAAAATCTCCATAGCCTTCGGTATATTTTTTTCTATAATTTTCTGCGTAGAAGTCATTATCAGGCTTGTACTTATAGTTATAGTAACGAGCATTAATCTCACTCATTGGCTTAATACTTAAAGGCTTGGCTCTATCTATTTTATTAGTCCAATCTTCTGCATTATCTGCCTTTTCAGGATAGAAGTCCACATACGGACTAATAACCAGTTCCTTGTCATTAAACTTATTCTCATAAACGTAAAGGTTAAACATCTTAACAATGCTCAAAAAGAAATCTCTTTGAAATATACCTCTTGGTATTGTTTCGTTTATCTTAATATTTTCTCCTAAATTAATTTGTACTAATGTAGGCTTTGCAGTTGTGATAGTTAAGTTACCTGTAAATATTTCAACTTCCATTAATGTACCAAGTATCTCAACCTGTATATAATCTGTATTAACAAAAGTTATATTGTCTACTGTGAAATCACAAGCTATAATTCTTCTAATACTTGCATCAAAATCTTGACTACCTATTGGAACTCCATTTTTTCTTAATATAACAGAAAAGTTAGAGTTAGAAGGATTGAATGAATTTACAAAACCGCTTAACGTTACTCTTATACTTGTACTGATACTAGAACCTGTATAAGTAAATACTTCTCCAAAGGTATCTGCCGTAAAGCTACCTGCCGTTGTTATAGTATATCTAACATAAGGTTCGCTTGTTAAATTCATTGTCCTGTTATTAGCAGTAGCACTAAAACTTGTATTATTTGAAGCCGTTATGTTTGTCTGGTTATGCGGTATAATCAAGCGGTTAAATAAAGCCGTATTAAAAAACGAGCAATCAAATGTATAATCTGTTCCGGCAAATATCTTTTGTATATACTCCTTAACATATAAAGCAGGTCGAAACGTTGTATATTGAAAATCCTTTTTAGCTACCCCATTAACTCCTGTGCTAACATTTCCGTAATCAATCAAAGGATAGTAATAGCCAGAGCCTCCGGCATTATCCCAACTATTGCTAATATTTGCAACGCTATAAGTGTGGTCATAAGCACTAAAATCTAAATCTTCTAAACGAGCATTACCTAATTGATTAATAAAGCCACCAAGCTCTCCTACTACGCTACATTGATACTCGATTGTTTCTTTATCTATAACTATCTCTAATATTCTTAAAGTGCCTTTAAATATCTGCACCTTGTCAATAAAGATTTTGCAATTAGCTTGTTTTGCTACGTTAAAGTTATATCCTATGTTCGGTAATTCAGGATAGGTTAAGTTAGCATTGTTAAGCTCGAAGATGTAACCAAAGACAAGGTTATTGTTTGCCGTTCCTGGTATGCTAATTGTTTTGCTATAAGAAGTATTGCGACTACCAAACTCACTTACATCATCAATGGCATAAGTGAACTCAGTAGATATATCCTGCAATAAATCAATCTTCTGCTCTTCTATGTATATCTCTGTGCTAATCATTATCTGAATTGGCTTGTTAAGTATTTGCCTACTTCTATTTCAATATCAAAGTTAAATAGTTTGTCTGCGCTTTCTAGCTTATACTCGTAGTTCGTTGTGGTTATGGTAACAGGGAAGTAAGCACCAAGTACCTCCATATATACAATAGGACTTGATACAAGCTGAGCCAACCACGCATAGTCCTGTTCGCTAACCCAATCAGAAGTAAGCCTATATCTATCTTTATGCTGAATAGCATAGTTGAAAGTTGTTTCGTTATATCTGTTATATCCATCTATATTTGTCATTTGCCCACCTACAAGCTGCCAATCGCTTCGCCTATATGATGCTCTTTGATATTCGCTTGACCTTCTATTTACAAGGGCAAACTTCTTTGTGTCCCAACCGCCTAATCTATTTAGGAACTCTAAGTTAAATTGCTGGTATTTAGGATAGCATTTATGTCTTATTTTGATAACCCTTGTCTGTGCGCCACCTCTTTTTAAATAGAAGTTGTAGCCGTATGTATCTTCGTTAATAATCGTGCCAGAAGCAAATGCGTTAATATGTCCGGCTTGTAGGTTAAACATATTAAACTGACCGCTTAGGGTTATATTTCCCGATACTGTATTAGTAACAACATCGCCTTGTCCTAATACTTCAACCCAAGCAGAATAGCCGCCTGTTGCTATGCGCAGGAACGTAATGTAAAAATTATCTCCGTATTCTAGCGTAATCTCGTCTGTATCTCTTTCGGTCAAAAAGTCATCAGTAAAGTTTTCTAATAGTAAATTATCGTAATAGTCAGATAACACTAACGGGGTCTGGTTCTTTGTCAGGAACACATCTGCAAACAATGGCGGTACAAAGTTGTAAGCTGAGTAGCTGCCGGAAGCTAAGTTAGTAGTTGTTACCCCACTTACCTCTTCGCCTATCCTTACTTGATAATCTACTTTAATCTTATCGTTTGATGCTACAAGTATTGAGTTGCCAGAAGGCTCAAAGTAATTAGTTACAAAACTTCTAACCATTGGAGAAGCGTTGAAAACTCCATAGCTGCCCTCTGCACTTGGAGCAGGGAATACTTTTGACCTAATTACCTGACTGCCGTTTATATAGACATCATAAACAAACTTAAAGTTTGTAGTTCCGCTATTAGTAGAACTTGAAACGAACCACAAGTTATCGTGCATTGACGAATAAGGCGCAGGGCTACTTGTTATTGTTATTGCCATTGATTGCTTGTTTGATTTGAATTTGCACATCGCCACCTAATGCGACTGCTAAATTTTGGATAAATTCTTTATTAAATATTTGAGCTACTGCTCTGTCAAAGTAGTGTGTAGATTTTAGACCTTTTCTGTGTATGCTACGGGCAATTAAAAAGGCTAAGGACTTCTTGCCCTCTATTCCCTTCCTCTCAGTTCCTAGCCTTGTGTACCTTGATACCGATACCGATTTGAGCTTGTTGTAACTAAGCCATTTTTCTATTGAGCTAACCGGCACGGCTTTTTTATTGGTCTTAAAAGCGTAGGGTGTTTTGCTATCTGCCTTTACGTTCTTAGTACCTTTAACCCCTTTATTGACAAAGTCATAATATTTAGAGGCTTCACTTCCCGGCTCATAACCTAAGCTCAAAACGTAGCCTGTTCCAAACTTTGTAATGATAGGCAAAGCCGGTTCTGCTAATCTGCCGGAGCTTGTTATATTGTCTTGGTCTAATATCTTAACTAGGGCATCATTAAAAGCCTTACCATACAAAGCAAGGGTTTCCTCTATAACAGGTAGTTCTCCTGGCTTTACTGCACTAAAACCTGTGCTGCCTATACTTTGTATAAAGCCGTTCCTTAATGCTTCTATTTGCGCCCTTGATATACTCACGCTAATAAATATAAGGAAGGTATAAAAATAACTAACCCCACCAAAAATGGCAGGGCTTGTCTGGGGGTCTTATTTAAGTTTCCTATGCTGCTCCTTGTCAAAGTCAGCTTTTGCCTTTAAGTAGGATAGGGTATTTAAGAATTGGATTGTGGCTAACTCATAGCTTTGGTCAACTGTGATATTTTCGTGGTCGGCAACAGATTTGGCGCAATATTGCCATCCAAACTGCTGCATAAAATTTGAACCGCCTCTTGTGCTAATTCCGGTGTCATTCCCTTCGCCATCATCTCTTGTATCAAATAAGCCTGAGAAACTTCTATCCAATTTCTGTATACTTGATAAAAAAAAACAACCGATTGATAAATATGCATAAAGTTAGAGGCTTGTAGGTCTGCTGCATAATCGCTATGCTTGGCAGCGTCGTAGGTATCATCTACCCATCTGCCGTACCAAGTCCTACGCTGAGGCATAACCATAGAGGCTGCTAACTTGTGCAGGTTACCTACTAAGTCGGTGCTAAATACTTTGCTCTCGATGTATCTGGCTGCTTTAATCTGCTGCACGTCATAAATAAATCTATAACGTTTGCCGTTTACTTCTGTGTACCTGACCGGCTTACCTTCTATCTTATCGTCTAAGAAACTTAGTGTACCCCTTAGATTATTGAACTGCTGAATAGTTAAGCTATCCACCTGAGTGTCTGTAAGGTTGTAGATTATGCCTACTAGCTTACTCTCTACATCTAAATTAGTCCAATCCTTCTCAGGCTTTGTAACTATTGGATAGATTTGTTGGTACTGCCATACTGTTAATTCGTTCCAAGTCATAATTTTTCTATTTCTTGTTTAACTTGTACATAATATTGCCTTGCTTCTAATGTTATGTATGGAGAATCACTTAATTTCTTATGTCCTAATGATTTCAATATCTCTTCTACTGCAATTAATGCGCATCTTTTAGGATAAATAGTAAAATTTTCCATTTTATATTTCAATTCCTTTGCCTTTTGTTCAGGTGTCATTTTCTTAGTTTTAACATTATCTCATAAGCAAGATGCCCACCTATGTAGCATAACGCTGCCAAAGGTAAGCAAATTGCAAAGAAGTATAATATTTTTATTATTTTAATGATACGGCTACGTTTGTGGTGCTACTCTTTGCCGGTGGGTAAACCTTTTTAACCTCGCCAGTAACTCCGTTAATAATTTCAAGCCCTTGATGTGGCACCTTCTTTAAGAACTCTTCCATATCCTTTTTACGCTTTGTGGCATCGTTGAAGTCAGCTATTATCTCATCGTAGTCTGTGCTTTCGCATTTAGAGAAGTCGTATTTAACCCCTACCTCTCTAATGTTGAACTTGGCACTCATATACTCAAAGTCCTTGCCATTTAATACGGCTGCTTGTAATACGGCATCTTTGTAGTCCTTGTTGTTCTTTAATGTGTCAAGCATATCCTCTAAGGCTTTAACCTGTATATGCGTTTTTAACGGGTCAAGCTCCCCTGCGTTTAAGCGTTCAATTACTTGGTGTGTAAACTCTACCCTTTGTTCTTTTGTTGTTTCGAAGATTAATTGTAGTTCCATTTGTTTATATTGTTTCTGGTTTGTAATTATCAATGTCAAAAAAGCCTACTTCTGATTTGTCTTCCGGCTTCCTTAATCTGCGCTTAGAAGGCTCATATCCTTGCTCGTTACAGTATGTAAGTATTTCCAGATATGTCGCATCTATGTTATTCATCATTATGCTAATAGGCTCACTTGCGTAATATTTGTCGATGTATTCTTTGTTGCTTTGGGTCATAGTTTTTAATTGTGTAGTCAAATAATGCTGCCATTACAAAACCTGTTGCAATTAGCAGAAGGCAGATAGCGTAAATCATTTTGAGTAGAAGTCTTGTAATTGACCAATAAGGTAACAAGCTGCTACTAATACTGCTAAAAATTGTGCGGTTTCTTTTTTCATTGTGTTTAGTTTAGTGGGTTAAATATGTGCGTTGAATAGTCGCACCCCTATTTTTGTTTATTTGATTGCTTTAATTTTTTTACTAATTGCTAAGTAGGTTTCGCAGTATTCATTTGTTGTTAAAAGCTTTTGTGCAAAAGCAATTCTTAGGTCTTGTAGTTGTTTTTCTAATTGGGTTAAAGTTGTCATTTTTTTTTGTTTTATGGTTAATTGGTATGTAAATCTACAACCTTTTAACATTCAACAATCAAATGGGTAAACTTTTTTTTAAAAATTGTGATGAACGGCAAATATCAAGGATAAGCGGTAAATTATAGGAAGGCATACCTACCTGTGCCACGTTTAAGGCTGAAATTCTGCCAAGCCAAAGCCAAAGCCATAACGGCATCATCATGGAAGCCGGAAGGTGCTGAGTACTTTACCCCCGTTGCCGTGTACTGATACTCAAAGACTTCAAGCTCCTGGCTTATTATTCCCTCAGGATAGCCTATCTTACCTTGATGTATTGCAGCCTGTAAGCCTTCCATTAGCTGCTGCTTACTTGAACTTGTGAACTTTAAGCCTTGTATCATTACCCCTTCTCTTTGTAGGTCTTCTAAGATAGGGTCTCCAACCCCCGTAGAATCTACAAGGATAGGGCATTTAGGCAGTCTAAGTATAGTTTGCTTAGTATTATGCCAATCCATTTGGAAGCGGTCAAAATAAGCCACGTTTCCGTCTTCGTCTAAGCCTACTATTACAGTCCAATCGACTGACTTGGCAAGGTCAATCCCATAAGCTACTACCGGCATTGTTGTAACCGGGTGTAAGCATTTGCGTATATGTTGGCTGCCGAAGGGGTTAGCTGCGTTCTCTGCCGGGTTTGCCATATACTCCTGCTCAAATACAACCTCTGGGAGCTGCCTTCTTGCATCGTCTATTTCCTGCGGGTCTATGTACGGGTTATCGTATGTCGTGAATTTAAAGCTCTGCCAATCAGGTTCGGCTTTGCTAAACAAACTAAAAAAGTAATTCTTGCCTTTTGGGGTGCTAAGGAATATAGCTTTACCCTTAAAGTCAGTTAAGGTAGGTCTTATTGAGTTTAGCCACCCGTCTTCAAGGTTAGGTATAAAGGAAGCCTCGTCTATTACGGCTAAATGAAACTTTAACCCTCTAAGATTGTCTAGCCTTTCGC